AGATATAAACATTATCTCTTGAACGTGTCGCTGGTAATAGTTGAAATATATCTACTATAGTGGACGAAGCAGATGCTACCTTTGGTTTATAACCCAAGAATTTAGCACCATTTATGATGTTTCTACGATCTTGTGCAAATTGAATAAAACTTTCAAAAAACTGCTGATCCGTATAATAAGAAAGTACATCTCCAACATATGCTGCTTGTTCAATGAATATTTGACCAGGTGAACTTTCGCTAAAGTCTTTGTAACTTTGTGGGTAATACTGTTTAGTAAAGTCGATTAGCTGTTGACGTAAAGATGCGAAATCTCTATTAAGATAATTAATATCTTTTGTGTTTGCATTAAACGTTTTGTTAATTAATGTTGACATTATATTCTGTTACCTTCCAAGTTAAGTTGGGTTTTACCTATAGTATTATTGTATCTAAATGTAATACTTATAAATATTGAATTTCTATCATTATTCTCTGGTTGTTGTGGGGATAATTCAACACTTAATATGGTTGTACCGTTGATGTATTTATCAACATCACGTTGTACTACATCAACAATCATATCATTTGTAACATCACTTTCAATTGGTTGAAACAATAAATTATATAATCCAGAACCAAAACTATTATTAAATCTACGTTCTCCTGGTACAGTTAATAATAGATTTTGTATATTATCAGCTATTTGAGAAATAGTATCTTTATTAGTAGCAAAATAACCCTCGTTACCAAGTTGAATTGGTAAAGACAAACCTATTGCTTTTTTAGGGGTTGCCATTAGTTACCTTATTTTTCTCCACGTTTCTTGTTTACCGCCTTCATTAAAGATCTATAGTCTCTATTCATAGCACTATAAACACTCTTAACTGGTTCAGGAGCATTCTCAGGAGCTTTTGTTTCTGTAATTACTTGAGATGTAGCACCCCCATATCCACCCATCATACCAACCATACCACCTTCTTGTGGTACTCCTCCAGTAGTTTGATTCAAAATATCATTCAACATAGGATTGTTTGTGTACTTTACAAACTTTTTAGCTGGTTTAACTTCTTCTTCAATAACGGATGATTCTTCCATAGTTTCCAATTCTTTGAGAATTTGTTGTTCTAAGTCAGAATCAGCTGATTTTTTCTTGGTCTGAACAGCTTCTTAGGAAAATATTTCAGCCAATTGAAGTTTGATTTCAGATTGTATTACATTACGTACTTCTTGTTGTACAGTTTTCTTGATGAATTCTTTTAATACTTCTATTTTCATACTATTATATATAATTATTAACCTAACGGAGATTTAGGTAAATTTAATAAATCTGTTGCACCTTTTGGATTTGATGGTCTTGGTATTTTGACAGTCTTGATACGTGGTGTACTAGGTGGTTTTGGTATATTTGGTTTAGGCATTCCTTTTTGTACACTTGCTAATTTAGCTGCAGCTGCCCCAACGGCTCCTCCTGAAACGGCACCAATTACAGCTCCTTTTCCACCTCCAACTATTCCTCCGATTCCGGCCCCTAACCCACCGCCTGCTAAAGCTCCTCCAGTTACACCACCAACGGATAATCCGGCACCAAGTGCAGTACCACTTAATCCACCTATTAACGCTCCCTTACCACCACCGGCTAATGCTCCAATACCGGCTCCAAGAGCACCACCTAACAATCCACCTTTTAATCCTTTAGCTAATTCAGACGTAGATTCAACCATACCTGTTTTAGCATTTACAAATTTATCATTTCCAGCTATAGATTCAGGACTAAACTTATCTGGAGACCAATCCTTACCCAACCCATCTGGTTTAATACCTTTAGGATTTAGTTTATCAAATACTTTACCAGCTACACCACCCGCAACTAATCCGGCACCGGCCCCAATCAATGCGCCTTTTCCTCCGCCTGCTAATGCACCTATACCGGCTCCTAATGCACCTCCGCCAATTGCACCCTTAACTCCAGATGACAAATTACTAAGTACACCACCAGCTGATTCTTGAGCACCACCAATTGCACTTTGTGCTTGACCAACAGCTCCATCTAATGCACCTTGAGCTTGACCAGCTGCGCCTTGTACTTGGCTAGTCAATCCACCGGCCGCACTTTGTACTTGAGACGCAGCATTACTTGCTGCGCCTTGCGCTTGTGATGCTGCTTGTTGTGCTGCATTTGCGTCTAACCCCTTTACTTCTTGGGACGGTAGTTTTAAATTAGGATTGTCTACTACAGGAGCTTTATTTGCTACACCATTAATTGCTTGTGTAGGAGGTCCAGGTAACGCCGGGTCAGGATCAGGTAAAAAACAAGCAGGAACATTCTCTTTTTTCCAAGTTCCAGACGAAATATTTTTATATAAATCGGATTTGATCGATTTCAAAAAGTCATTAATTTTAGTTTCAGCTCCTTGCAAATTAGAATCGTAACTTGATTCGGGTAGTCTATTATAATTTGTCTGAAATTCAAAATATGAGGTGAAGAATAAGGCGGCCAAAGATTTGGTCAATAGGGTAGGATCTCCGCCCAACGACGACACTTGAGCAATACAATCTAATTTATCTCTAACCGTTTTTTTAAAAATATCCGTTTCTTCTAAATTTATTATAATATTACCTTTCATCGTGGTTATACCCGCGATAGGCGTTTTTATTTGATATGCGTCGGTGATATATAAATTATTTATTGAAATTATTCTAGCAAGTTTTTTAGTAAGATCTTTTTTATAAGTACCAGAACTAAGTTTAACATATCCATTTTGTTCCAGAGATGTTAAATCCGTATAATTTTTATAAAACTCATCCCAAGTAAGGATTTGTTTTGGATTCAGAATGGCGTCATTATAGTTAATGGAATCTACATAAAAATCATAATTATACTTATATTTTTTATATGATGGTATGAATAAAAAATTTCCACTTGGCAATGTTCTGCCAGAACCTGGTTGTAAGTTGCCAAATATGTCTACTATTTGTAATGCCATATATTAATCCTGAAATTCAAATTCAACTTGTACTGGACCTTCACGACGATTTCTACCTTTGAAATCACCCACAACTCCAGCGCCTGTAACCGTATTAATTTCTACTGGGTCTTTACATTCACCACCACTACCAGGTGGTTTTACTCCATTACTACCAGGAGCATATCCTCCTCCTGTAACGAATACTCTTCTGCTTAATGTTTTGTGTAGATTATCTCTTAGTAGTTTAAGTTTGATTTGTTGTACTGGTATTTGAGTTTGATCTGGATTAGCATCATTGGTGTTTTCAGCATCAATCTTACCAGCGTCTTCATGTCCATGTGGATGTGGATGTACGTGATGATACCAGTGAACGTGATCTAGTAACCAGTTACATAAATCATACATCCAATCTACAGTTGTTTGACCCAATAATGCTGGTTCATTTGTTTCTCCAAATTGACCCAAAAATATCTGAGGAGCATTTATACACGCCGTGTTATTAGTGGTTATAACTACATTGTCATTCGCATCAACTGTGTATTCACTATCGGTTGCTACAGCATAACGTTTTTTGCTAAAATGAAATGTTTCTGCAAATCTACTACTCAATATCAATCTATCACTATTTATTACAAGTTGATCTCCGTCTAGATTTGGAAATTTAAATGTGGTTGATCCATTTGGATTATATCTAACTTGTTCTTCTGTAGGTTTATTATCACCTGTAATACCGAAAACACTTTTATATACAGTGGTTTTCCAATTACTTACTGTATATCCACTTGTTAATTGAATGGTGCTACCATCATTATTAATATCTTCATCTATCTGACCACCATAATTTTTCTCCCAAGGTGAAATCGCTGGAATAGGTGGCAATTTAGGATGTAATTGTTGTGCTTTTTTCTGTGCAATATTACGTTGACGATTGCGTATAGTTAATTTTGGATTTCCATATCCACCATCTACAGAATCTTTGAGTAAATTTCCAAGAAGAGCATATGAAGGATATGCACCTTTATCATTAAATCTATCATCATCATATGCACTAAAACGTATAGATTGGCCAAATCTACTTTCTACTACTGTATCCCCTTCAAACTTTCTTATACTTCTTATGAATGGATTTAATATGAAATAATTGCCAAAGTATCCGTTTTGATTGATCGATTGAAATGCTGGATGACTAACATAACTTTTTCTATTGGGTGGTTGTAAATATGGAACTGCACTTTTATTATTATCACTGTTAGATTTTTCAGTTACGAAGTCTCCATTGGATCCCAAATAATTTAATCTATTAAATGGCTTTGTATAGTAATATGTTTCTCCTACGTTCAATACCAACACTTGTTCATTTATTAATGGCAATTGTGTAACTGTATTATCTATTGCAATAGCCCACGGTAATTTCTCATAAGCAGTTTGTTGTTCTTCTCCTAGAATACGTATTTTAGCTCTACCAATATAACTATAGTCAGTATCAGATGGTGACGGTATTGTGTTTTCATAGTTAACTGGCAACTGTTGATATTTAATTGTTGGAGGTGGTTGAGAATTTATATTGTCCGATGTTTTTCCAAAAAATGGATGTTTATCGTCTAATATAATATCTACAACTACCGCTAATTTATACAAAGCACTACCGTTTCCTTTAATTGCAGCCGCAATGTTGGATGATAAATTGCCTGAATTTTTAACTATGGTTGATATATTTGTACTCATTATTCACCTTTACTGATTGTTATAACTTCTTCCATTAGTTGTTTTCTTTCATCTTCACTGAGTACCATGGCCGGTCCTTCTCCACTAGCTTCGCCTTTAGCAACCAATCTTTGTACTACAGCTGCCAATTTTACTAATTGTTCATCGTTTTTGATACCCACATCATAGTAATCTTTGATTAGAGGTACGATTATTACAGCGTCATTGACAGTCTTAATTAAAGTACGTAACTCAGAAATCAAAATATCAATTTGATCCTTCTTATTTTCTGAATTTTTCACTATGTCCTTACAAAGACCAGAAAAATTCTTTCCTTTGTAAATTTCGAAATTTAAGTCCATATACCTATAAATAGAAAAACCACTCCGTTTGGAGTGGTTTTATTAACTATTTAGATTTTATAATGTTCCTCTATTACTATAGTTTCTCATTACCAAATTTTGATAACTTTTCATTTTATTGATAACTTTAGTTATTTGTTGAGTCTTACAATTGCTTAATTCTCTGATATAAAGATATAATGTTTTCTTGTTGAAGTTTTCAATTCTTTCACAGTTTCTGAACAATTCGATTACCGCATATGCTATATTTAGATCTTTTTGTTTATTGAATATTTTCATTACATTAGCTTCCCAGTAATTTACTATAAGTTTCATAAATTCTTGGGTCTGAATGTCTTTATGATGTGCATCCTCTGTTTGTAAACATACTGAAGATTCACTTGGGGTTTCGCTAATATCTACGTGTTGATTGAATCTTTTATAGTTGTTATTGTTGTGAAATATTAAATAATTCTTGGCAACAATGCTAAAATAACTAAATGCTTTACCTTTACCTGCTTGAAATTTATGAATATTAGTTACTAAATGTGATACTGTTTCTTTTTGAATTTCAATTGGACTATTATCAAAGTATGTAAATTTAAATGTATTGAATATATTTTCTACTAATTTTTCAAAACTGAATTTTATTTTATTTTCATAAATCATATTACGTTTGATTTCATCTTCTTCTGCGTTGTATTCAATGATAGCATCCTCTGTTTTTTTAGAAAAATAAATTTTTTCTTTCTTATTTCTTCCACGACGTTTTTTGCGTTCTCCATTAATATCAAATTGAGATTCTTCTTCAGAACCATCTTTAATATTTGCTTCGATTAATTCTGGTTTGATAGAACGTGGAACTTCTATATTAGATGTAGAAGTAGACTTGGTTGGTTGTTTAGATGGCAACAAAACGCCAATGGTAATTTTTGGTTTCTTTACCTTGGATACTACTTTCTTAAGTTTAGGCTTTATCTTGTTTTTGACATTCTTTTTTGTCTTAACAGAAGTAACCTTTTTAATCTTCTTATAAGATTTCGTTTTTGTTTTTTTCATTAAAATCGGAGGATTTATAATTATCATCACTTTGAATTCTAGTATTTGTTATTTCAATGATAGTAAGCAAATCTGTAAATAGAACACCAACATCATCGTCTTTAACAAATATACCTCGGTCATCCACAGATTTCAACTTATTATATGTATTTTTTACCAACGATTTAAAATCTACCAACCAACTTTCTAATAAGTCGATCTGATTAAATGCCTTTTTTAGCGAGATTACCAAAAAAATATTTAATATTGTTGAAAACAACAATAAAAGTAACAGTATGTATATCATCAGTTTAATTCATCTAACGTTTCGTCATCATCTGCCAATTCTATATACTCTGATATATAGTCTATAGATTCTTGGATTAAATCCCAATTGGAAGTATCAAACCCACGTTTTAAATTTTTGTACAATTCTAACATTTCTTTTTCGTCCATATACGTATAAGTACATATATAGATAAAAAATTAATTAAATTTTTTTATTTTAAAAACTAAACATTCCTCTAACACCACTTGGTTTGTAAATTGGTTTTTCTATTATCTTTTGTACAGGCTTCTCAACTATCTTCTCAACTATCCTTTCCACTTCCACAGGCTTCTCAACTTCAACTATTTTCTCAACAACCTTTTCTACTTCTACAGGCTTCTCAACTTCAACTATTTTTTCAACAACCTTTTCAACAAAAGTTTCTTTAGGTTCAGTTACAGGTTCTTCTTTTTTAATTGGTTTTTGATCTTTATAAATTTCGTAATCATTAGTTTCTTCGTCATAAACTTTGTTTGTAGATATGTTATAAGCCAATAACAAAATAACAGCTAATGGATCGAATACAGCAATCAACACTGCAATAAACCACTTTACAACATTTTGTATTGTAGTATCAAATTGATCGGCAACGAATTTAAATGTTGTAATATCCTTCTTTTGACTATTATCCACTTTCAATTTAAAAATTCCTTCTTCAATTTCAGAAACTTTATCACTATAACGTTTTAGTTTTTCATTTTCTCCGTCCAATTGTTTGTTTAAATCTCCGATTTGATCGTTAATTTGATTTTGAATATTCTGTAATTGTATTGGATTTCGTGCAATTAAAACATTGGTCAATACACCATTTAGTCTGGATTCTTGTGAACTTCTAAGAGCATATATCTTTTCTATCGACTTTTTAGTAGCTTCAATTTTACTATTTTCATCCAATTTTTGAACTTCCATTGTAGAAATTTTATTAATCGATAGTTCTGTTTCTAATGAAGACTTTTGAAATGCAGCTGTTAGAAATCCAAATATACCCAATGATGTAATTGCCATTAACGCAAATACAGCAATTATCATATATGTCCTCATTAATATATTAGCTTTGTTCCAATATCTAAACAACCATGAAGTTGTTACGAGTTTACCTAATTCTAGTGATGATGCCATTATCATAGCAGCAATAGTTGCGCCTGAAAATAGTAAACCTATACCATATACGCTAAAATAAGCAGCACATCCTGCGATTAGAAGTGATGTAAATATTACCAAATGTTTAAACTGTATCATATCTATAAATATCTATAAAATAAAAACCCCGTTAATTTAATAACGGGGTTAATATAACCTTGATTGAATATTAATCAATCTTTATTTTCTTTGTGACGGGAATTGTTGGTTTTACCTTTGATAGTGTAACCCTTAACAAACCGTTTTCAAATTTTGCTTGAGGTGTAGATTTATCAATTTGATCTCCTAGAGTAAAACTACGTTTAAAGCTACTGTGTTTCAATTCTCTACGAATGTACTTACCAGCAAATTCTTTGTCATCAATTTTTTTGATTTTTTGACCACTAATAGTAAGTACATTTTCTTGTACTTCTACAGAAACTTCATCTTTAGCTAAACCAGGAATCTCAGCTAAAATTTCTACTCTATCATTATAATCAATAACATCTACTCGGGGATAACTTTGTTTTTCAAAGAAACCCACACCCAATTCTTTTGTTAATTCTGGAAATTGATTCGCGAATACTTCATCGAAGACACGATCAAATGGAGCTAAAAATTCGTCACGATCAATGTGACGCAATGTAAACGGACTATATTTAATTACTGACATATATTTACCTTTCTTTTTAATAATTCTATTGAACTTATTAACCTAATAGCCTCACTCGAGCACTATAGTAGATAGTGTCTAATAGATCACCATCTAAGAATATATATAAACTAAATTTGAATAGATGTCAAGAAAATTAAAAATATCCAACAGCATATCCATTACATGTATTGGATCCTACATTGGTTGTATGTACCACTACCGAAATAGTACCTGTGGTAACGGCAGCTGGAGGTATACCTTCGATTGTGAAATGTGTAATTATATCACCCGAATCAGGATTATAATAATATCCTTTTTGCCATCCCCAACTTGAATACACATTTGAAGAAACTAATGTGCCACCCAAACTTACACCGTTTAGTGTTACACCATTATTTTCACTTACATTAAAACTACCTTCTATTTTAAACCATTTTAATGTTTTACCAGCTGGTACAACTATATTTCCGAATGTATTTGCTGTGCCTGTACTAACAGGTGTTCCACCGCCTGTTTTTTGTACATAATAAGCATTTGCAAATATATCTCCTCCGCCGGTTGATATGTAACTAGCCGTTGATGCCAATATGCTATAACTACTACTTACAGAATAACTTGAAGTACCATTATACGATACTTTTTTTCCGGTACCTTTAAAATTAGTAATGTTGTCAACTCCTCTAAAAGACCCGGTAACGCCTCTATTAACATTCAATTTACCATGTATGTAGGTATTACCACTTCCAGATACAAAGAATGTTTTTGTAAATCCGGTTGTAGTACTTCCAGATCCATAATTAACCAATATAGCCGTAGCACGATTTTCAACTGTTGCAGGTATACTCCATGGACCTTCGCCACTACCACTAAACATGTTTATTTGTAGTTTGGCTCTTAAATATTTATCGAATGATCCTGTTGGTTCATTTGGTGGTTGTACACCTATACCAATAGCACCATCTCTAGATGGTGTATTGTTAGTCATATATGGCCAAAAATAGAAACCATTTCTTCTTTGTACCATACCATAAATAATGGCCTCTCCAGCTGTCGCCCGAGATACAACGCTTGAATTAGAAATTTCGTATGATCCAATCGGCGTTGTAAATGTTAAACTACCACTTCTGTTAGAAAAAATAGTCCATCCGTCACGATTTGGATAAGCTTCAGAGCTATTTAAATTAAATAGACTGATTGCAGCCTGATTATATTGAACACCTCCACTAGTTAATCCACGACTTGCGACGTTTAAATAATTAAACGGTAAAGATGATGAAATACTAAGAGATTTTACACCAGAAGTGTTGTTATCGAATAATAAACCAGGAGCACTTATTAATCGTGTACCGTCAAAGTAGCCTACTCCTTTTGTTGTGTTCTGTGTAGTTTGTAATAAATAAGATGATGTTTTGCTAAAGTTTGTTATGCCGTAAAAACTACCACTAAAACTTCCACTCACACTTGCGTTTTTGCCAATAAATTTGCCATAGTGACTACCACTAAAACTACCACTTAATTTTCCTTTAAAACTGCCTGTAAAACTACCACTGAATCTTCCTAAAAAACTACCTGTATAAGATCCAGTTAATTTGTTAAGTGCATTTTTTAAATCTGCTAAAGTACTACGTCTTGAAGTTAAACTAGAACCGGATTCAACGGTAAGAAAAAAATCGTTGGCATCAAGATTTTGATATCTTACAAGTTTACTTACCTTAATTGGGACTACATTTAAATTGTTACAAGGACTTGGCATATATTATATAAGTATCAAAGATTGTATAATAAAATTTTATATGTAGTTCCGTTGATTTTAACGGGTAAATAATTACTGGTTACAGATCCGGCTGTATTTGCTAGAGTCAATGATCCTGTAAATCCGGATTGAATATTTAAACTTCCTGTAAACGAACCTTTATAAGAACCATTTACAGTCCCAAAATAAGTTATCAAACTACTACATGTAGCTTTTTTAGAATAATAAACGTTGTTTACTGAATCGAATTGTGAAATTGCAATTAAATCGTTATTGTTAATACCTGTAGATGCGGCTAACTGACTTATTCTCAGCGTTTTTACGTTTAAATTATTACAAGGACTCGTTGCCATATATTATAAGTATATTAAATTGTTAGTTTATATTAACAATTAGTTAATGTTGCTGTTGGAGTGGATCGTGGAGCGGTACCAGATAAAGGATCTCCTCCATTTACTAATGTTAAAGCAGTAGCATCCGATGGTAAACATGATGTAATTGTAACTGAAACTCCTCCAGGACATCCATCCAATGTACTATAAAAAATAGCAGATCCGTTTCCGGCACTCACGGATGTGTAACTATATTCAACTTCAGCTTGTCCATTGGCACACACGGCAGCATTAGATGTAGTTGTACCTGAAAATATTTTGTAAGTAACACCCGGTACGTCATCCACATTTTTCCAAAATGAAAACCCTTTAATCATATTAACTGAAGTTTTGAATTGCTGATGCAAATATTTTTCCCTGAACATTGATAAATGTGAATATATCTTTTTTACCGGCACCACTACTTACTGTTGGAACAGCTCCATTTTTCCAATAAATAGATACCGTACCAGTATCATTTAATCCGGTCCACGCTGTTACATTATTACCACTGCCGTTACTTTCAATTAATATTGTACTGGTCTGACCAGACTTCAATGACATCGTAATTGTACCACTAGAAGACAATTCCAATTTTATTGATCCGAATTTATCCCCATTCAAAGTACGTGTTTGGCCAGGTGTAGTAATTGTTTTGAGATCTTCATTATTTCTCAAAGAACCTGTAAAAGCACCCCCATCTCCAGAGCTAATATAAAACCCAGTTTTTGCTCTCAAAGGTAATTCAACAACATAGTCTGATGTGTTATAATAAAAACTATTCACATTTTTAATAACTCTACTACCATCCCAAATTGTTAAATAATTTGCAACACCTACTGTACTAGCTGTTATTGGATTGGTCCAAATAGCATCATAATTTGTACCTGAATTTTTAGCTAAAAGTTGATATCTAGTACCACCGATTGGTATACCATTTACAATAGTTCCGCCAGTAGCAGCATAAGCAGCCGTAAGAGCTTGATTTGCATAAGAACTAGTACCATAAAAATATGCTGATGAAACTCCTCCGTTTGGTGTTGTAGTAGTATTTCCACTTTCTAATACTTTTGTTGTTGTAGAATTATAAACATCTCCGGTTAAATTACCAGTTACATTTCCAGTTAAACTACCGACAAATCCAGTATTTGCTGTTATTGTTGTTCCAGTAATAACCGCGGCGGATGTAACACCTATTGTAGTCGCATCTATAGCGCCGCCGTTTATATCTACAGTAGTAAATGTACTTGTACCAGCTGACGTTATATCTCCGAGAATTATAGAAGAAAACGTTTTTGAACCACCCACCGTCTGTGTACCTGAAGTTCTTACTACAGTAGAATCTACGGCTAAAGATCTATTTGACGTTAATATACCCCCACCACTTAATCCATCTCCGGCAGTTATGGTTACATTAGTTCCTGTAGAGGTACCATATACATTTCCATAAAAACTACCCGTAAATTTATTATTGACGTTTGTAAATCTTACCTGATTAATAAACGGATTGAAACTAGCAGCGCTTAAAATAGAACTTGTTAACGCTGAATACGAAGTCCGTTTAGTAATCCCGTTCGACTGAATTAAAAATTCATCGGTCGCGCTAATGATTGATGTAGCGGGTAAACTAGAAATTAATCGTCCGTTATTAGATAATACTGCCATAATAATATATAAATATAATTATAGCAAAGTTTTAAGTTTTTTTAATACAAATTTGACTAATCCACTTCTTACAATATCATCTTCACCGAATTTAAATACATAAACTCCATTGTTTCTACTTTCCTCGTCGTCAAATACATTCATCATCGGTACAAACCCACTTTTACCATTAATATCACTTTGATCTGGATCACCGCAAATAAACAATTTACTAAATTCACCTACACGCGTGATTAACGTAGTAAGTTCTTTCTTAGTCATGTTTTGTGCTTCATCTGCTACAATACATTTAGCATTCCAACTTAATCCTCGTAAAAAGTTTATTGGAAATCCATGAATACGTTCTTCTTTTTTTAATTTATCAATATCATGTTTTGGCAATAATTCTTCCAATTTATCAATAAGCGGTTGAATATATGGACTCATTTTTTCATCCATTTCCCCAGGCAAAAACCCTAACTTACTATCGCTGCTTTCAACTATACTTCTAACATATACTATTTCACTCACTCTTTTTTGATTTAATAAATATAATCCGGCTAATATACTAGTAAATGTTTTGGAAGTACCGGCAGGGCCTGATATGAAGACACATTTTGTATTTTTATTTTTTAATAATTCTAGTAATTCAATTTGTTTTGGTGTTAGTTCACGTTGATCAATTTTAACATCATCTCTGATCTTTGCGTTTTGATGAACCTTTGGGCTTGTGTCTGATTTCTTGTTGTTTTTGCTCATGTTGTTCTATTTGTTTTTTTAATTTAACTAACCGATCACAAAACTCATATTGTTCAGATTTGATGTAATAATCAAAAATGTTATCAATATTATCTTTAAAAGTGGATTGATCCAGTATAACGATGAAGTCTGAATCCTCAAAATTAAACACTTCGACAGACGAAAATCCATTGCTTAGTGCGTATTGCACCGATAAAACAATTTGTTCTGTTAATTTGACTCTGTTATTTTTTATGAAGATTTCCATTTCCTCATAATTTGATGGCAAAGTCAGTACACGAAATGATTCTGTCATTCACTTAATAAATATCAAATATAAACAAAAAAAGACGTTACATTAGTAACGTCTTTCAATCACAATCAATAATTTGAATTACTTATTTGTCTTTTTTGACTTGGGTTTAACTTCAGATTTTTCTTCTGATGTCGAATTAACATTCTTTAGATTCTCTAAAACTCTAAATCCTGTATTCTTCCAAGAAGCACGGGTTCTAGCACTTGCGAATTCATATGAATTGCCAATTTTCAATAACTTAACAATCTCTTGTTCGTTAGTAGCTTTAGCAATTTTTTCTCTTAGTCCAAACACTTCTTTACTCATTATTTACCTTTCACTTCAACAATTTCAAGTTTACTGCCATCGGGCCAACGTGTAATTACCTTGTTCCAATGATCATATTCTGACTTAGCTTCATCTTTACTTAGATAATCCAAATCAGAAACTCTCATGCCATTTCTAATTACGGCATACTTTGATTGACGTTCGTTTGATATAATATTCTTCACTGACATATTTACAACTATATTTTGTGTTTAATAATTGGTATACATATACTAGTCAAAGATTACCAGCCTTAGACTATAATCTAATTATACATACACAGTAGTCATTGTCAAATTTAATTTTAATCATAAAATTTATAATAACTAAAATCTAACTGACATACATATGTATTGCTAAATATGAGTGATATCGTAAAATTTACAGACGTAGAACTACAAGCAATTGCTAAGTTACAAACTGATTATCAACAAAACATTTATATGCTTGGTCAAATTGACTTGGAAAAAACAGACTTGGAACAACAGTTACAAGAACTACAAACTAAACGTACCGAAATATTCGAAAATTGGAAAAAAACCCAACAAGAAGAATCAAATCTTTTAAATTCACTGAGTCAAAAATATGGCGACGGTAGTCTTAACTTAAAAGATGGTACGTTCAAACCAATCATTAAACAATAAAAAATTAAACCCGGTTTTTACACCGGGTTTTTTGTTTTACTTAGTTGGATCTCCAATTGAAGCTTCTTCTACAATCGCTTTAATTTCAGATTCAATTTCTTTCATGCGATCTTTGTAGCCAGCAGCTACATCCTTGAAGTCTTTCTTAACGTGTAAGAGATCTTCTGTTAGTTGATATACTTTCTTTTCGGCTTCGGCCTTTGTTAGTTTAATATTACTCATAACTGTTTTAAGTCTATAATTTTGGTTACTGCTTCTA